ATGAAGTTTTATGAGCCAGCAGAAGACCCATCAGACGCGACTACAATACTCTTGACTGCTACGGAAATTCACGACTACATTACCAAGAAAATGCCTCACAGCAGAGCGTCGGTTGTTCAGGTTGGAAGAACATTGCAACGGCTTGAATTTCTGCAACACCACGACGGGAAAAAACGCGTTTACTTGGTCAAAAGTATTTCAGACACGGAACGATAAATTTCTTCTTCGCTTCTTAACACCTGCACATTTACGCCCTGCTCAGACCACTTCTGATGCAGGGCTTTTTGTGCTTTGGACAATACGCCTTTTTCCGTCTTTACCTCAAACCAGTAAACAGACCCATTCCAGACAAGGCATAAATCCGGGACGCCCGGAACAACTCCCATCCCTTTGAGCATTGCGCCCTCTCTCGCGCTTCCTGACGCCCTTTCGTTTGCAATGTGGAATAAACACCCGCGCGACTCGGGAAAGTTGTTCCAAAGGCGTAAAAATGCGTTTTGTTGGATTCTGGCTTCGTTTGCTTCCATGTAGCAAAGTTAGTGATCTGAATCAACCCTAACAGATAACAGATACTAACAGATGGTTTTTTTATCTGTTAGTGCGTGTATCATATTGATTTGTAATATGTTAGATGTGTTTTCTAACAGATTAACAGATTTTGAACACGACATCAAAATTTCTATAAAAAAAATAAATCATCAATGAATAAAAAAAATAAATCTGGATAAGTGAAATATCAAATATATCTGTTAATCTGTTATTTATATAATATAATATATTAATAGTCAATATATTATATAGTTCTAACAGAAGTAATAACAGAAGACTAACAGATAAAGTCTGTTATATCAATGAGTTATATAAAACAGGACTGAATATCAATGAGTTATAAAACGCTAAATATGGCAGATATGACTATTTGAGCATGATCGGCAAAAATCAATACATTCTGGATCATTTGAATTATTACCTTTGCTTATACAGGTTTTTTTTGATTCTATCTTTTTTCAAGAGTTTACGAGTTACAACACCCAGTCTCCCCGACTGGGTTTGTTTTTTTCGTATATTTGCCACTCAGCAACGCACCGAAATGACACCGAAACGGGTTAAGATAACCGATATTAAGCCGAATCCGTCCAATCCGAGGACAATCAAGGACGAAAAATTCAAGAAACTGGTTAAGTCGATTCAGGACTTTCCGGAAATGTCCGAAATCAGACCAATCGTTGTAAATCAAGATATGGTCATTCTGGGCGGTAATATGCGATTTAAGGCGATGAAAGAAGCAGGATGGAAGGATGTGCCTGTAATCGTAGCGGATAACCTCACACCGGAGCAGGAACGGGAATTTCTGATTAAAGACAACACGAGCGGAGGCGAATGGGATTGGGAAATGCTGGCGATGGACTGGGACGCTTCGCAGTTGGAAGAATGGGGGATGGAGTTGCCGGAGGATTTAGATGCGAAAGAACTCGAAGCCGAAGAGGATGATTTTGAAGTTCCAGACGAAGTTCAAACCGATATCGTGCTTGGCGATTTGTTTGAGATTGGGGAGCATCGGTTGTTGTGTGGGGATAGTACGGATAGTGACCAAGTGGCTCGTTTGATGGATGGGCAAAAGGCTGATATGGTATTTACCGACCCTCCTTATTTAATGGATTTTACAGGAGGTATTCACGCAGATGGGAGTAAAAGTTTTAATTCTAAACACGGAGTAATTAAAAACGATAAAATGTCAAAAGAAGATGGGGATGATTTTTTAGATGCAATTAATGCCAATATACAACTATTTGTAAATGGTGCTTTTTATATTTGCTTTTATCGATTAAAATTAGGTGAATACTTTGAGAGTTTAAAAAGAACAGGATTAGAAGTAAGAGCATTAATCACTTGGAACAAAGGAAATCACACTTTAAGTAACTCAGATTATATGTCTAAATGCGAACATATATTTTATGGATGGGTAAAAGAACATAATTTTTATGGTGGCAATAATGGAATGGATATTTGGGATATTCCAAGAACACAAAAAAACGAATTACATCCAACTATGAAACCAATTCCTTTATGCGAGAAAGCAATATCAGATGCGAGTAAAGCAGAAGATAAAGTTTTAGATTTATTTTTAGGTTCAGGTTCTACAATGGTAGCATCCCACCAACTTAAACGCAAATGTTACGGGATGGAACTCGACCCCAAATACTGCCAAGTCATTATCGACCGAATGCTGAAACTTGACCCAAGTCTGAAAATAACCAAGAACGGACAGCCTTATGCCAAATCCTGAAAATCTTAGAAAACCATGGAAGAAAGGCGAATCGGGCAATCCGAAAGGAGGCAAAAAGAAACCGCCAACTATGAAAGAGATGGTTGAGATTCTGCCTGAACTGCCTGTAATTCTGGCAAAGGTACTAAGCGAAAAGAAAGGCGATATGACTCTAATCGAAGCAGGTATAAGACGAACCGCATTGAGTTGGATTAATTCAGGTAATTTAAACGCTGGGCGTTTGTTGCTGGAATACGCTTATGGCAGACCGGGTGAAATGACTGCACCAAAAGACAACGAACAATACCAACCGCCCCAAATCACCGTAAACATATCGAAGGAGGCAATTGATAAACTGAACCAATGACCGAAGCCGAAGCCATCCAATTACATAAAGTTCTGGAAACGAAAACAGCCGAACTGATGGAGCATTTCGATACGGTTCAGATAGTTGTAACTCGACACAACCGATTAGACGAATCAACTGAAATGATGTCAAAAGGTCGGGGCAATTTATACGCTCGTTTCAGTTCGGTGGAGGCGTGGCTTGAATCTATCGAATGACCGAACTAAACGAAGCCCAACAGCAAGCGTACTATCTACTCCACCACAGCCCAGCCAAAGAAGTTCACATGGTAACGGGCGTTGGTGTAGGTAAGACCTTCATGCTCGGGATGGCTTCGATTCCATTCCTATCCGTTCCAAATAGCCGAGGGTTAATCTGTGCCCCAACCGTACCGATGATGAAAACAGCCACGCTACCCGGAATTGAATCGGCTTGGCAACGGGCAGGACTTCAACCGGAACGAGATTATATCGTAAACAGGCAAATGAAAGGCGTTAAACCTTACAGCCGAATCGGGTCGGAGAATGTTATTACTTTTCGCTGGGGGTCTTATGCGGTACTAACCAGCCTCGAAAATTACAACACCGTTAACGGGTCGGAGTGGGATTGGATTGTTGTGGATGAAACTCGTGATGTGCGGAACTTTGAATTTGCCTTGGGTAAGTTACGGGCAAGGATGAGAGGTCAGACCTTCAAAGGATTAAACCTAACCCACAAAATTCTAACTGCCACAACTCCACCCGATAATGTCAAGTACTATCTCGAACTCAAAGAAGCCAGTCAGGTTGAATCGAATCGAATTGCAATAGTTCAAGCCGAATCTTATGTGAACCAACACAACCTACCATCGGGCTACATTGAGCAGTTGGAAGCCACCTTAGACCCGCAAACATTCAAGCGTGAAGTATTAGCCCATCTCATTACGGCACAATCGTCAATCTACGCTTATTCATTTACCCGAAGCGTCCATGTCGGAAAGGTTGAGGAAGACCCGAACCTACCTATTTACATTTCATTCGACTTTAATGTTAGCCCAATGACTTGTATCTATGCCCAGCACACGCCTGACAGGAAGCGAATTAGAATTATCGGGGAGGAACGGATAATAAATTCAGATGTTACCGAACTATGTCAAAGAATAAAAGCAAAGTACCCGAATCAACACAGGTTGATTCTTACTGGTGATGCATCTGGTCGGAACAGGACAACAATAAGCAAGGGTCTATCCAACTGGAAAATAATTAAAGGTGAATTGGGTGTATCGGAGGCTCAGATACGACTGCTTTCCGCTAATCCTTTGAGCGTGGATTATATCGTACTACTCAACTCAATGCTGGCTAAGCATGGTAATATCATGATTGATTCGTCCTGCAAATACCTGATTCAGGACATGGAACTCATGCAACGGGCGGACGATTCGGGCAAGAAAGCACCGGACGCTTTGACCGGACACTTATTCGATTGTGCCGAATATTATCTCTGGACATTCCACAGGCAGTTTTTGGATAGGTTTGCTAAAAAGGGTAACTTTACGGGAATATGAGCAACCTTAAAAACATTTACACTGATTCAAACGGCATCGAATGGCGTACATTCGAGACTTGGGGCGACATACCTGCTAATCGGGTAATTCCTGCCGACCTTGCCGTTCGTAGGGCGTCGATGGGACTGACCCCCGAACGATTGGTCAAAGCGTTCAAGGAGATTAAAGACGACCTGAACAGGGGCGATATTGTCGGAGGGTTCTCCAAGTTCGACCAACTCGAAAGACGCATCAATGACATTCCAGACGAGTTGCTTCTTCAAGATTTGGCTTGCGTCTTTGTCGTCCATCCTGATGAAGACCCGATGGACTTCGACCCGAAGATGCAACGGGTAAAACTCGAACTATGGGCAAAAGATGAAGATGCACGGTTTTTTTTTATTCAGTTGGGAGTACGCTATACAATGGACTTATCGGACATCTCCGACGCTTATATCCGTTCGCTTATCCTTCAAAGGACTTTGATGGAGTCGAGCGACCCAAGCACGAGTATCTTTCCCTTGGAAGAAACTGGGCTGACGAATTCTCAACTTTCGTGACCGAGGTGAACTTGATGCATCGGATGCTATGCAATGGCTCATTAACCGAAATTAAAATGCTCGAAAAGATGGGAATCGAGGAGTACGCTTCGACCGTGAACGCATGGAAGTACGAACTGCATTTGAAACAAAAAAGCGTCAAAGTATGATAGTTCTTGTCTTTTTAATTGGCGTCATTTGTGGTATTGCATTAAGGGAATCTGTAAAGGATTAATATGGGCATTGGACGCAAATTAAGACGAGGCACGATACGCCCAGTTGTGGACGAAAACGGCAAGGTGTTGTACTTTGTCGATAAAAAAGGCAGGCGGATTGACCCGCTGAAATTAATTTAACCCATTTTTTTCGTATCTTTGCCTTGACCGCCCCGGTCATTAGGCGAATCGCCATACAAAGGATAATAATCGAATTGATATGGCTCAAAATATAATATTCCGTGTAGTTGCCGATACCCAGCCAGCAGTGGATGGGATGAACAAACTCGGCAACGCTACCGACAAGACCAAGAAAGAGGTATCAGGATTAGACCAAGCATTAGGCAAGGTCGGGAATATGTTGGAGGGTGCGTTCAGTCTTGATTCGATAATTGCATTTGGTAAGCAGGTATTCACTTTAACAGGTCAAGTTCAATCGCTGACTATCCGAATGAATGAACTTATGGGGTCGCAATCGGCAGGAACGCAACAGATGAACTCCCTGCGTGAACTATCCGATAAGTTGGGTATGTCATTCAAGACCGTATCGAATGAGTTTGTATCTTTCGTTGGTGCTGCAAAAGCGTCTGGGATGGAGGTAGGCAAAGCGGAAAAGATATTTAAATCTATGACAGTCGCATTGGCTGGTACGGGTGCAACATCTGAATCAGTCAATCGAGCCATGACGGCACTTACCCAGATGATAGGTAAGGGGAAAATCAGTGCGGAAGAACTAAGAGGTCAATTAGGCGAGGCGATGCCGTCCGCTATGGGTATAATGGCAAAGTCTTTGGGCGTAACAACTCAACAACTCGACAAGATGATGGCATCAGGTCAGTTGATTGCCGAAGATGTACTACCCAAGTTTGCAAAGGAAGCAGAGAAAGCATTTGGCAAAAACGCACAGACAATGGCTGAGGGTATGCAGGGCAATATGGCACGACTGCAAAACGCTTGGGAAGGATATATGACAAGTCTTGGCGAGCGGTTTTATGGTAGTGCTGGTGGCGCACAAGTTCTTACCGATATGTTAAATTGGTGGACTCAGATTAACCTGACCCAAGAGCAATATATACGCAACGAGTCGGCACGATTAGCAGACGCCTCAGCCGAGATTGGAGTTGCTGAAAAATTATTGGAAACACAGCGTGAAAGAAAAAAAACAAGCGAAGAAATACAAGCCACATTTAAACGACTTCAAGCTGATGAGATGGCTTATGCAAAAGAGCGCAAAGCATTAGGGGATACTGAGGGTTATACAATGGCGGTCAAGACTGCTTTTGCATACAGCGAGATAGTCAAGTCAATGGATGTCGAGATAGCAAAGAAGAAAGAGGTTATTCCATTGACAAACGCTCAAATTAAACAAATCGAAAAAGAGCGACTCGAAAGAGCCAGATTAAAGCGTGAAATGGACAAGGCATTAAAGGATATTTTTACGGTTGATTTCACCAAGAAAGTTGAAGACCCTAATTTGATTGGCCCACCTAAGCCAGACGATAAGTATTTTAAAGACGCTCAAGACAGAAGGACAAAAGATGAGCAGGACAGGTTGAAAGAAATGCGTAAGTGGCAGGGGATATTTGAAACAGAGCAGGGCAAAGCGTTTCAGTCTGAATTGAGTGAGTTGGACAGGCAATATCAAGAAAAATTAATAAAGGACGAGGAATATCTGATTGCATTGTCCGCACTCCGCAAAAAATACGGAATTGAGGATAAGAAAAATATCAATAATTTCGAATCAGATATTCTTACAACAAAAGCCAAAAAAGAGCAACTAAAAAGAGACATAGTAATTGAAACAGCCAGAGGCACGGTAGATACCATTATGGCTTACAAGCAAAAAGAACTTGATGGCGAGGCTGAGATGGTTGCAAAGCAAAGAGAGCAGGGGTTAATTAGTCAAGAGCAATACGACCAACAACTAAGGGCGATTAAGCGAAAGCAAGCCATCGCAGATAGGATTAACGCAATTGCTAATATCGCAATAGGGACAGCCGTTCAAGTTGCAACAAATCCACCTCCACTTGCCCCGTTCTTAATTGCGATGGGTGCGATTCAAACAGGAATTGTAATGGCTCAACCCATGCCATACAACAAAGGAACGAAACGAGTGCCAATGATGCGAGGGGCGGTGCGTGGTCGTGATTCGGTTCATGCCATCCTGACTCCTGACGAGCGAGTCGTACCTGCTGACATCAATATGCAACCCGGATATTCTGCCCTGCTTGACCTCGCTCAGGACAAAAAGATAAGCGACAAAGAGGCTGGATTCTTAGCAGAGTTGGCTACCTCAGGAATGAGGCGAACAGGCACACAACAAAGCATTGACCCCGACATAATCGGGAAAGCAATAGCCAAACACATTCCGCATACGAATGTGGCTATAAACGACCGAGGCATTGCGGTAATAACCGAGCGAAGCCAAACCGAAATACGCAGACTTAGGAGGAGGATAGGCTAATGTTACAGGTTAAGATAAACGGACAACCGATAACGGGCAGGATTGAGGGACTCGAGGACTTTACGCTGAATTACTCCCGTGATTCCGAAACAGGTCGGACGCAGAAGAGTTATACGAATCAGTTAAAGTTCTATGACGATGCGTTTAACATAATTTACCCCTTGATGGTAGCGAACCCAAACGGGTTAAACCAATCTGCCAATGTCGAGGTATGGGACGACTGCTGTAATGCCCCCGTATATCGCGACCTTATCATTCGTGGCGATATGGTTGACTTTTGCACGGGCGACTGCTTTGTAACGGCACGATTGACACGCCAAGACCCAGATGAGTTGATTTATCAATGTTTGAATAAAAATGAGATAAGTTCAAACAAGAATGGGTACTTCAATCATCAGCCAAACAATCAGCCTAAATTCCCCCTCGTAGTCTATTGCAACGAATTACGCCCGAATTGGTTGATGGCGGTGCTGTTGAGCATATTGCTTTTGAACTTATGGATTAAAGCAACATTAGTCCCATTTTTAATACTATTTCTTATAAATGTATCAATATTACTTATAGGAATATGTGGAACACTTAAAGCCATTGAATGGTTTTTAAATTTGCTTTTACCCGGCAATCCGGTCAATATTACCCCTCCACTTTGTGACCAGATATTACAAGACCCATTCTTCTTAATCAAAGAGGTAAACGACTTTGTTGACCGAATCATTCAGAACTTCATCGGGTGCGGTCGTAAACATCCTACCCCGTTATATCGGCAATATGTCGAAAATGCTTGTCAGATATGCGGAATCAACCAATTCAATTCATCAATATTAAACGACCCAAACAGCGAATACTACAACGCATTATACTTCAACGCCCCAGCCGATTCAGGCAGTCGTTCAGCAGTTGGTTATATTAGCGAAAACAGACCGACAGCAACTATGTCCGGTTGGCTTGATGTAATTGCCAAAGACTTTAATGCAAGATGGTGGATTAGTCAAGGGCAGTTGTACTTTGAGCGAAAAGACTACTTTCTAAATCAGCCAGTAATTTATGACGCTGATATTAATCAAGAAACGGGCGATATATTGGAAGGTGTTTGCTTTACCTACAATGAGGGCAAGTTATTCTCCTCAATCAAAGTTGAGGCAACGATGGACGCTCTTGACGATGTCGGAAACGAGGACAGGAATAGATATACGGTTTATTTCGATTACGGGTCAAATCCGAATTGGGAGGGTGCGAACAAGAAGATGTTATCATACTCACCTGCACGATTTAGGAATGATGGCATCGAAGCGGATGTATTGACATTCTTCGATAACTTGCCACTATCAAATCTAATTTGGGGCAATAATATCAGCCAATACAGCCGTGCCTTGCTTATGGCGAAAGGCACTGCATCAAATCCAAAGATGTTAATCTGGGATGGTCAGGGTTACACCGATGCTTATGTAAAGATTTACAACGGTGTTCAGAATATGCCTGCGATGGTTAATTCAGGGCAGTCAGATTTATACGATAAATTCCACCGCATTGACGACCCAAACATTAACCCATTCCGATTCTGGAACGCTGAATTGACGGTAAGAGCCAACTGCCAACTCGTACAGCAACTCGATGTAAACAGAACCGTGCGACTACGCACACCATACGGGGCGATTGTTAACGCCCGAATCAATCAAATCAACGCTAACTTAGGCGAAAGAACAATTCAATTTACTTGTGAATTTTAATCATGGCAAATAATCAAACTATCACGGTCGGCATTGACCGCAACTGGAACATAAACTTCGGTAACTTATGCGATGGCGACACAGTTGAATTGCGTATATGCAATTATGACGGAGGCACGCACACTGGTTCACTTCGAATTTGTGGGTGCGAGGCGTTTACATTTACGCCAACTACATTCACGCTCGTCCCGTGCCAATGTACAACGATAACAGGCACATTCAATGGCAATGGTTATCCCGGAACTGGCAACTGCTTTATCGAAGTTGATTTTAACAACCGCAAGAGTTTTGTCAATCTGAATTGGAACGAAGTATATTGCGACATTGAAGAACTTGACTGGATATTTGGCGACCTGAATAGTTCAATAATATTACAAAGAAGAACATTCAATGCCGAGTGTGATACAACGGACAATTACGCATTTGCCCAAGCCGTTTATTTGCAGAGAGATTTACAAGTCGCTCAACCACTTGTTGCAGGCGATGAGTTATTTCTTAGTCAGTGGTTATTCGCTCAGATAGTTGATTGGGCGTATCAAAACTATCCGGCCGCAGGATGGAAGACCCGTATCTGCTTACAACCAGCAGGAGAGGGCGAAGACCCAAGCGTTGATGGTACTTATCAAATGGAGTGGTATGGTCAACAACCAAGCGAAGAGAACAGCCAAGACACGCCTTATGTATTTGCGATAGTATCGGCAGGCGGTACAAACATTCAGTATCGTGTTGAGTTTAACTTACCCGAGGACAGCCTGAATGCCCCGAGCAACTTCCCTCTTGCCAATCATCGGATACTTTTAGCCAACTCGACACGCAATGAAGTTGAGTTGAATAACCAAAGCGAGAACTCGATTTACCGCAACCTGAAATACATGAGTTGGGCGTTCGTCGTTTATCGCTCAGTTGGTTCGGTTTACCAAGACGATATCTTTTCAATTCGTGGTAAGTTCCCATTTGAAAAGGAAAGCCCGAATGCGAGTTCCGTTCAGTTGTTCGTATTGAATGTGGCACTTGCAACGCCACTGAATCAACCTACTACCTACCTATCAACTACCCGACAAACTAAGGTTCGTGTAGATTTTCAATTTAGCGACAACAATACAACAGGAACGCCACCGACTGATATGTGGGTGTATCTTATTCGTAACGATTCGCAGAACAATCAACTCGATTACTATGAGAATTACGAATATGACCAATCCGATTTGACGAATGCTATACCGGGCGTTTACATTACGCCTGTAACCATTCCAACTAACATCACATCGAATGAGTTCTTTACCGAGTTTGATGTTTCTCAACTCAGAACAGATTTAGGTGGCGTTGAAAACATATCGAATAATTACCGATTCATTTTCGTTGTTACAAGTGCCTTGGACAGACAGAGCAGGTCTTGGATAACCGAGCCGATTCAACTAATCAATTATGACGATGAGAACCTAACACTAACGGGCGTTGAGGCAAAGTTCCGCACCGTTGAGCAGGAGTATGCTGGCACGGTTGGAACGCTGTTAGGCACATGCGTCAATATGAATCTTGAAACGGTACTACAAGCCAATTTGCCACTATTAGACGCAGAAGTACAAGCCAAGACGGGCGGATTAATTACGACCGCATTCGAGGCGTATCGTGGTGCGACATTGAGCATTTACGAGCAATCACCTTTGACTGGCTCGACCTTGCTCAATACGCAATACTTCGGAGCGAAAGGGCAGTTAATTTGCGACAAGGTAACGGACAACGGACTTGACCCAATCGTGAACAATTCGCAAGGGGCAAATATAGATTTGGTCTTTCCTTTTACCATACCCGACAATGTTTACCGCAAGATAGGCAGAGAGGGGTTGTATCAATCAGAAATAACCAACTCGAACTCTTGGTCTACATTAAGCCTTGCATCGCTCAGTTGCGTTCAGAATCGGACAAGTGACCAGTGCGATGTGTTGTTTGCTTTGCCTGATGTGACTGGTGCGGACAACCCTGAATACATGACATACATACCCGATACAAATGAGGTGTGGGTGTGTAATGTTGCAAATCATACAATATCAATTATTGATGTTACTACGCTTACGATAACAGCCACCATAACACTAACGGCAGGCGATGCCCCTGAGGGTATCGTTTATGTGCCTCAAAAGGGGTGCTATGCAACATTAAGTGGAGCAAACACAACCGTATTAATTAACATCTACACAAGGTCAATAACGGCAACAATAGCAACACCAACAGCACCAAGACAAATAATTTACGCACCAAGCATAGATAAACTTTTTGTTTTTTGTGCAAGTGCAAATCTTTACGAAATTGACCCACAGACCAACACAATTACAAACGGATTAAACACATTCCAGACAAATGGTCAAAGCATAACATACTACGCAGGAAACGATTCGCTTTATACCGTTGCAAATGGCTCAAGTGATTATGTTGAAACGCCTCGCAGTACTTGGATTCCATCTGCCCCCGTATCTGTTCCTGCTCAGCCATTTTCGGTATTTGCCTCAGCCAATAATTTATGGATTGCCACCAGCAACACGATTGAGGTTTACGACTACACCAATACGCTCATAAATTCATTATCATATCCTGCATTAGCAGGTCGCTCAATAATCGAAAATGCAGGGATAATCTATGTTGGCGATGCAGGAAGCAATGTAGTTAGGTTGATTGACAACACAACATTCAGCGAAATTGCAACATATCCTGCCGTAAACAATCCAAGACGCTTGTTATTCGGTGGCGGTCATTTGTGGCTATCTCAATTTACTTCCGATTCCGTCCGCCCCTACCTGCTCGACTGCAACGACTCGCTTCCCCCGTTCACGATGGTAAATCGCAACATCAACCTGAATTGGGACTTGGAGTTTGAATTTTTCGACAACACCGAAATTTACACCATCACGCAGGAATTGAATCGCCCAAGTCCGAGTAAGTTTGCCGACTTCATTAATGACATTGATGATATCATTATCGAGGAATATCCGAACGATGGCACACCTACACCGATACCAATCGACAACCTTTGCCCGACAACGGGTCAGGTGATTGTAACTGCAAACTTCTTCAATCCGCAAAAGGTCATGTCAGTCGGCATCGAGTTACAGCCAGTGCGAGGCGGTATGGTTAGTTCCGAGTCGTCTGCATCGCCTATATCAATACCAAGCGATTCGCCTTACATTTACGACCTCACACCTGCATACGGCACGACAAGTTCCGTATCGTTCAAGATTGATACGCCATCGCTTAACTTGACTGGCGATTATGAAATAGTACTTCACTTTATTACACAATAAGAAATGGGAATCATTAGAAATGTTGATGTCGTCTTAAATCCGGGTAACGGGACAGTCAATGCGGAAGATATAGTTTGGCAAGTACCCGTGACGCCTAACTGCGGGCAACTTTGTGACGAAATAATTCAGGAAGAAATTATATGCAATCAAGCCGATGCGTGGAATAATAATCTTTGTCCAAACGACTTCTGTTACTCTGCCCCAGTCGTTCCGGGTGATTGCTTGCATTTTCAGTTTCAATTCCAGAACACTCGCAACGCAAAGACCACGATTAGTTATTTGCAATTCCTGCAACGACCAAACCCGAAAATTCAATATGGCTGGTATCATCCAACCATTAACCCAACTAACTGGACAATTCGGGCGAGGATGTTCAATGCGTGTACGAATCAGGAATACACCGACCCATTAACGGGTCAAAACTATGCCGATGTGTTTATGAGGCAAGCCGGCATATTCCTAAGCCAAGACCGCGCCGCATCGAGCAAGACCTTACCGATAAACTCTTGGTATCGTTGGACGCAGAACGCACAAATTTGCATACCATCGCAACTGCCTGCCAACTTCCCGAGTCAGTTTTATTTTACTTTTGAGGTCAAGAATTTCGCCAATGCATCAAGCACCGTTTATTCTCAACTTTATGAGATTGATACCTGCTCAAATACAATCTATTTAGAGGGTGCGTACAGCCTCAAAGATTGTTTTGGGTATGATTATTCAATCCCGACCGATAATCTGCTGTTAGAACGCAATTTTAGTCCATTTCAGCAAGTTCTATGGAGTTCCGCTCTGTTCCCGAATGTGTCAAGTCAATACCGCAACGCTCACAGATTGCGTGGAACGGCTTCGTATGTGGGTAGAATGATTGAGAAAGATATTCCCGAGCGTCAATGCTTATCAATCAAGACCAGCATCAAGGAGCAGTACAGCGTTAAGTTAAAGCCGATTCCGCCCTATGTTGCCGAGATTGTGAATAACAACTTATCTGGCAAGGTAGCGTATTTGTCTGGTGTGCCGGGCAAAGGTGCGATTGAAGTTCAGCCGAATGGCGGTGCGGAAAAAGCAAACGACATCAGCAATATGTGGGTAGTCGATTTGACATTAAACGGGTGCGAATGTTTGGATTATCACCAATGTTAATTATCTTTGTGCGTTGTCATTTAATTAAGGTTTAAGTGGGATGCCCGGAAGTGATGAGCCGGGCATTTTTTTATTTATGAATAGTTCAGAATTAAGACGCTCAGTTCAAGAAGCATTGGTGCAAGTTGAAAAGACTCTACTCAAAAAGAATGAGGAATACGCAACCGACTCGGATGTGTTCAGGAATTTCCGTACTGGCATAAGCCTGCAATCTAAACCGCAGGCAGTGGCTTGGGAATACATGACAAAGCATTTGCAATGGATTAAGGACGCCATACAGACCGACCACAAGCCGACCCATGCCGAACTGGATGAGAAGTTTATTGATGCGATAAACTACCTGCTTATCATTCGGGCGATGTATCAGGATAGGTCGTAATTTTTTTATTTGCAAATTTATTTTTATCTTTGTACAACCTCTCCCAGAGGGTAGGCAGTTTGCCATATTTCGGGAACATAAAAATCGTTCTCACTACTAAACAAATCAATATGCCATTAACTTGCACCGGATGCTCTGTTAGCGTCCCTACCCTCTCCGCATCTTGCGGTAAAAACAAGAAGCAAGGCGGTCTGCCATACCTTGCAATCGTAGCGTGTGACTACACCTTTACCAATCCAACCGACCCAGCAGAATGGGCAACTGCAATCACCAACAACAACGCTCGTGTTGTTAAAGGTCTGCTCGGCTCTTTGGCTGACCCATCCAACACTACCAAGCGTATCGGTTCATGCGACCCAGAAACTTTGTTAGGTCGGGTCTGGACGCTTAACTTCCAAGACTACAACTTCACCGAAACAGGCTCACCGCTTGTATTCGAGAAAGAAGCGTTCTACAATGATGTCCAACAAGACCCTTCTCAGTTTTACATGTTCTTTGGCTCTTGCGATAGCAGAATGTGGTTAGTTTCCGACTTCACATTAATGATGAATGTAATCGTTCCCGATAACAACCAAGATGCAAGATACATGAATGTTCAAGTCATGTATCAAGGATTGACAATGGGAACTCAATATGTTTTCGATTTAGGACAAGTCTAATTCACCCCGTAACAGATGGCATACGAGCCTATTGATACGGGTTTCGGGTTCTATTTCGACCCGGAAGAACGACCTGATGCGTACCTGCGTTGGGCAGAGCAGTATTACTCGATGATTGTGCATACACAAGGACACAACCCGGGTAAACTGCTCTACCTACAACGCCCGAATGAAGCCGATGATATCTACCGATATCGTCTGGCTAACTTCGAGGCGATAACGAAAGGTGCAATCAGTCGGGCAAAGAACGAGGTGTTTAGTCCTATCGGGTCTGCTAAGTTCAGTTACAAGGTGGACGAGGACACGGAAGAGTTCATTGAACGCCCTGTGTTTGGTATGTCCGAGGGGTACGGAACTGGATACGACTATTGGCAATACATCTTCAAGGTTGCCTGTGAGCGTATAATTGACGACCCGAACGGATATATCACTTGGATGCCATTCGGTGAAGGCACGACAGACCCAACGCAAAAAGTCGACTTATATCCATACCAGATTTATTCTGTTTGTATTACTAGGCTTACAAAGGACAGAATTACCTTTTATAAGCCCGAGGAACGCTTCTATTTAAATTCAGGCACAACAGGTCGGATATTCTACACAATAGACAGAGAGGCTTATTATCGCCACTACGAGATTGAACTGCCTGACGATAAGACTACATTCGGAACGGAGTTAATTTACCGACACAACTTAGGCGAAATTCCTATCGTGTTGAATGGTGGATTTCGTAAATCTGCAATCGGTCAATTCGACTACAAAACACGCAAGGCAGTTTGGGGCGAATCAACTTATATGGGTTGGTCGCCTTACACCTTTACAAGCGGGTCAGCCTTATTGCAGAATACCTATCTGCCTCAATTTATCGACTATCTCGAATCGTTCTTTGTCGGGTTCGTTGGATATGCAAACGAAGCACTAAAGACCTTTGACGATTGGAAAGGTGCGAGGGTAATGACTTCCAACCCGATTCGAGTTGAGAAGCAGATGCCTTGTACTGCCGAGGGTTGCAACAATGGCTATGTCTGGGGGCATGATAGCGAGGGTAACGATTCAAGACGAGCATGTAATACTTGCAACGGGTCAGGCGTAATGGTTCGCAGTCCGTTTGGAATTTATCAGGTCAAAGTACCAGATAGCACAACGCTCGAAAACCAAACGCTTGTTGATGACCCCGTGTCGTATGTATCGCCTCCCGTGGATGGACTCGAATACATGCAGAAAGCATGGGAGACCTTGATACATAAAGCCGAGTTGGAATTGTATCAACTATTTACCGATTCTGCTCAGTCAGGCGAGGCTAAAAAGGTTGACAGAGAGGGCAAGTATGCAATGATTATGGCTATGTCGAATCACATATTTGACCACATCATTTACAACCATCTGAACTTCCTGATTCGTTTACGCAACATAGTCAATCCTGAACCTCCGATAATCGTCAAGCCGACATCGTTTGCAATTCGTGACGAGGGAATGATTATCGAGGAGTTGAAGCAGTTGAACGAAGCGGACGCACCGATACCGGTAAAAGTCAAAGCACAAAAAGACCTAATGAAAAAACGCTTCTCAGGCAAAGCCGAAGCGAGCGAAATAATTGAGTTGATGGTTCAGTTCGACCCGTTGTATGGTCAATCCATGGAAGACATCGAGCGTATGCAACGGATGGGGGCGATTGATACCAGAAGCGTTCAGAAGCATGCGTATTGCTACCATGTACTCGAAAGGGTCATGGAGAAAGTTGACGACATGGAACACGAGATGGAAGAGCCTGAGATCCTTGCATTGATGGAGACCGAGTTCAATACAATCGTTCCACCTCCTGCCACTCAAATTCAGATTCCCGTATTTGAATAATGGCAAAGCGTTCACCAGAAGATGAAATCGACCTACTCATTGATAACTTGGTTGATAATGCCCGTAAAGGGGCAGACGATGCCACTACACGCATCATTAAGTTATTGGACAAGTACTTGGACGGCTTCCAATTATCTGACGGAAGTTTCGTACTATCAGAACAGAACAGCCGATTGCTTACCGGATTGGACAGCGAAATCGCCAAAGCAATCAACGCAAGTACCTACCCGTCCAGCGTGTCCGATATCGTCCGAAGCCTGCCCGAAATTGAACGATTGAGCGAGATGGTACTGCGTCAATACAATACCAACTTTGCATTTGATTTCGACCGCTTGGGCGTATCTCAATTACGCCTGATGCAGACCGAAACAATCGTTCAGAACATGACCGGCACGGGTTTGACTGCCGAGATACGCCAACCGATTCGTGACGCTATTAATCGAAATGTGTTTGCAGGTGCGAAAGTAACCGATACCAAAGCAAGACTGCGTGATTTCTTATTAGCCTCCGAATCGGATAAATTCAACCGCATGGCTCGTTATGCGAATGTCTGGGCTCAGGACGGTATTATGCAATATGACGGCATGATTTATGACCGATTCCGCACCGAGTACGCACCAAACAGCATCAGGTATATCGGCTCTTTGATTGGCGATAGTCGTCCGCAGTGTGTCAGGTGGATTACGAAGTACAATGGTAAAATTCCAATGAGTAAGTTACAAAGTGAAATAAATTGGGCGTACAATTCAGGTTCAGGAATGAACCTTGCCACGACCAAAGAATCATTCTGCACATATCGTGGTGGCTACAATTGCCGACACAAAGCAATTCCCGTATTTGAAAGTGAGGGCGAAGACAATGGGTGATAATCACGGGCAATCGGAATCAATCGGGGGAATTGTATCCTCCATATTGGGGTATATTATGGCACATTTTTTTTCTGTTGATGCTATTTTTTTTAAGGTAGTTATTGCACCTGCAATCGGTGCGACTATCGGTTTTTTCGTAGTAAGATTTTGGAAAAAACTTTTCGACAAAAATGAAAAATCAGATAAAACAAATGAATAAACACGACTGGATAATTATCCTCTTCTCGATGCTGATTGCCACGGCAACAGCCAACGCACAGGACACGGTGTATATCGCCAATTCTGGAAGTAATGTAACTATCACCTACAAAGGCTCGGTCAAGTCCGTACCTCGTAGTTTAATTAGTGCAAGCAAGACTGTTAGTCCTATTCTGCCCACGCAGGTAGCAATCTTTAATGGGGCGTCACAAGTTGATTCTTGGACATTTAGTTATTACCGATTCAAGGTAAATCAAACCGCTATCACCAATGTCGATAGTTTTGTTCCTGCCATCAACAACCTCAACACGGCTATGATTAAATCGTTTAAGTTGCTCAGAGATATTCAAATCGTTTCGGCTTTGCCAAGCAATCCAGACCCAACCGTTACATACTTGGTCGGCAATCAATCGTCAATAAATATAACAGGGCTGAACGGCAATAACGACCAAATGTATAATATTGAAGTTGTATCTCTTAATCCCAATACGAATGATTCGCAAATTATGCGATTCAATAATATTAGTACGAATGTTTATGACATAAGGCGAGCAACATTTGGAGACTCTTATTCTGGAACAGGCATAAATGCTCAATCGAGTATGACTTTCAATATTTCCACCGGCACAAACTCATTAGAGCAAACATCTATAATCGTACATGCCAGCACAGGCAAAAATAGAACAATGATGGCACACGCTATGCGAGGCGGCACAAATGGAATTACTATAAGTAACCAATACATGACCACGGGAATTTGGCGTGACAATTCAAGCAATATAACTTCTATTCAGTTTGGATATGCGTCAATATCTAACGGATATGGAGTTGGCACAAGAATCAGAGTTTTCAGTTTACAGCAATGATAGAAATAGGCAAATATTACCAGATTCAGACCCAGCAGGGTGAAAGGACTGCAAAGGCAATGCAATTAATCGAGGAGGGCGTGTATGGCATTTATTCGCCAAGCGACTACGCTGTTCCTGAAGATAATCAAGGCACAATCATTCCGGAGGGTTCGCCAGAATCTACGCCAGAAGAGGCGGAATTATGGAATGAGTGGTATTCTAATAATTAGTAAATTTGTAACAATTTAAAACAACTATAAAATGAAAAAAGCAATCTTCCTTTCAATCAGTTTGACGCTGTTCGCCTTTATCGGTTTGAGCGGTCAAACCAAAGACACCTTGACCGTGTCTCAAAGTTCATCTACTGGCGTCATTACACTTCGTAGTCAGAAGTCAGGCAATCTCGTTATCAATCCATTTGAGTACAATGGATTCGGTAACATTCAAGCCGTGTATAGCACAGCAAGTGCCGATACTATGGTTTATTTGCAAAATGTAAAGACTGGCACTATCATCACTCGTTACCGCAAGACAGCGTTTTATTTTGCAACTTACGGCATCACTGCGATGACTGCAACTTGGTTAAATGCTACTTATTTCAATCCTCCAAACTTGCGTCAGTTAAATGTAACCAGTGCCGTTAGAGATAGCCTCGTGTCTTGGGGTCTTGCACCAGTTGGAACAATTATATTCAATACCACTATTGATAGTCCGCAAGTACGCAGGACTTCCGCTTGGCGTTCATTCTAATCAATTTATACCATGCAAAAGTTAAACGAAAAACAAGTATTGGTGCAAAACACCAAAACGGGCAAGCAGGTTATCTTGTCTAAGCATTTCTTTGAGCGCCAAAAGGCATTGAAGAAAAACGGGTTTAGCGACTTCGAAATCGTTCCGAGCGTGTCCGCTACGGTTGAGAAGCCAAAGAAATCCAAAGAAGTAACCGAGTAAAACCAAACCAAGTCAGCAACTATTATGAGTAAAGCAATCGAATTTCTAAAACTTATGGGAGTACCCGAAGATGTGGTTACTTCAATCGAATCTGCCGATGACCAAACAGACCTTTCCGGCTTTGTCGAATCGACCGAAACACACTTCACCAACTATTACAAAGAGCGTGTTAAGGACGAGATACACAAGGCTGGAAAGGGTTCGGCTTATGCCGAGGCAAAGAACTTTGTTAAGAAGCAATTCGGATTAACCGAGGCTGAAATTAAAGAACTCGACTTCCAAGGCGTGTTGAAATTAGTTAATGACCGCATCAGCGAGAAGTCAGGCAACAAAGAGGTATTAGAGCAACTGAACAACGCCAAGCAGACGATTATTGACTATGAAAACAAGGTCAAGGAGTTTGAGGAGAGCGTAATTCCCTCGATTAAATCCGAATCGGAAAACGCCATTCGTTCGTTCAAAGTAAACCAGGCAATTCAATCCGAGGTGAGCAAGCATCCTTTGATCGGTGCGAGTCAGTATGTAGTTCCCGGCTTCACATCCGACTTCAATAAAAAGTACAAAGTCGATGTGGACGATTCAGGGAATGCCGTTGTGACTGATTTAAACGGGGCGAAGGTGTATGACAAGAATAAGAAAGAATTGACGCTGTCTGAACTTATCGTTTTGGAGGGTAAAGAAGCCAAGATATTCAAAGAGTCCAATGGCGACCCACAGCCACAGAAGCAGGGCAATCCAACGCCACCAAGTACTGCCCCTGCTCCTGCAAAGAATCAGGTAAGCAAGTGGCAACAAGAGCAGGCAGAACGAGTCGCTCAGATGAAACAGCGTGCCGGGCTTGCTGGCTAACATTGATTCTATTCATCTGCACGAAACCCGGCTTATGTCGGGTTTTTTTGTTGTTTCTTGTAAAAATTTGTCTTTGATTTTCAATGAGTTATGAGAAATAATGTAAAAATATGTATTTCGTATTGGGGAAAGATATACCTTTGGGTATAATTTAAAACAACGATATGGAAAACATCATAATTTACTACGATTTCAAAAATGGTCAAATTGACATCAATAGGGCAAAGTTGTTTATTGGAGAAGATGAGCATGAGATTAGGCACTTAACCAATGGTGGTTATTTTTCAAAATCTGCATTAGTGCCTTTTTTTGAGTACACAGAAACTGACGAATGCGGTCAAAGATGCTTGGCTATTTCAGACGAAGTTGCTCAGTTGATATTGAAAACCTGTTGCAACCTTAACGGCAAGGTTTGGAATGGACATTCAGCCCCATTACATGAAAGTATAGCAGAAAGGAATGAGTTGAGGTATTCAGCAGGTGTAAGTATGCAAGGAGTAAAGGGTATTGACTATTAATATTAAAGTAAACACATAACACGCCCCACCAACCCGACCTAACAAGTCGGGTTTTTGTTTTATCGAATATTTTTTTTATCTTTGTTCCGTTCGATGCCAATCGAACTTAGGTGGCGACCTTCCGCATTAGGGTTATTTCCTTGAACCCCTAAATGACAAGGAATTTCAAACGCAAATTTTACTTTCATTTTATCATGTCATTTTCCGCAATTTGCCCGGCTATTAACGAGCAACTTTTGAACTTGGCTAACGAGCATACACCTGCCCTGAAATCTTCTCAGGTTGGTACGCTCAGAGCCGTATCTGACCAGTACAACAGATACAATGTAAACATCGTACCATTGAACCGCCAGAATGGTCAAATCAAAACCGTTCAGGTTATGTATCAGAAGCGTTCAACTATCAACGAGGTAACATCCACCGTTGATTCTTGTTTGAACGGCCCGTTCGACGAAAGCGATAACTTCGCTGAGAACATCACTATTGGCTTCCAAGCAGGACAGCAATTCAAGTACACCGAAGAGAACATTCGTGAACTCTGCGAAGGTCGCAATTCTTGGGTGACTAAAGACATTGCTAATCGTCTTGATGCTATGCGTCAGTACATCAACAACGACATCATCACCGAGATGATTGCCAACGCTGGTAACTACGCAGGCGGTACTAACTCTGGTACAACTCCGGCAGCACTTAACCTGTTAGACCCAATCGCAACAGGCGGTATAACCGTAGGTAACTACATCGGCGAGGCAACAATGTTGAACGCATTGAGCGATGCTCGTGTGTCTGGACTGCCAATGGCAATCGGTAACGGTGACCTCCGTACCTACACCAAAATGCAAAAAATCGGATGTTGCAACAACGGCGGTATCGACATGATGCAGGCTGGTCAGTTCGCATATTTCGAAGATGACCAATTGACAACTGCCCTTGCTAACAACAACTTCTATGTTCTTGAAGCCGGTGCATTGCAATTCATTCCCGTTCCGTTCTACTTGGGCGAATACGAGACCTTGACCGAAACTGAAACTCGCTCAACTATCGTTGACCCATTGATTCCCGGACTGGTGTACGATTTCAAAATCTACAAGCCACAAGGTTGTGACGAATGGAACGCTCAGTTGTCACTTCACTACGCTATCTCTGCCCTTTACAACAACAACTACCGCACTGGCGACCCATTGTTGGGTGTAAATGGTATCTTCCAATTCAACGCCGCTACCTAATCGGTAATGGTTCTTAATTGGACAGACAAAACGGTAAACATCCGGGTGGCTTATGTCACTCGGATGGTTGCTGACACACTCGAAGGGGCGGGGTATCATATTCGTATGTTACCTCTCCCCAACGAGGGTCAGTTTAAGGCGTTGTGCAAGGCTGGCAAAGACTTGAAGAAGTACAATGTCGCACGCATTGACGCTGGCATGTGGGCGGTAACATCAGAGTTTAATGTTCCGCAAGTTGATAAGACTTGGAAAGGGTTACACGATGGCTCAGGTGTTTATTTCACGCTACATTGGTACAACTCGATCCACATCAAAGAGTTCTTGCCGGATGAGTTGTTCGATAAGATTTACGAACTCGCAACGGCTCAGGGCAAGTCAGTTGAGGTGTTGCATAACAAAGAATATTCCGTAATTTATTTATATGAACCTGATAAACTGCCTGCGTAATATAATCGGGAGTAACAACCCTGCGTGGAATGTGCCGAGCGACTTCAACTTATATGTTGAATCATTGCCCGGCTTATCTCGTGCGGATATTGTTGCAATGGCAGACAGCGACTACCAAACCACGGGCGACTTCATTCAGGACAAAGTAAGTTTTGCAATGAACATGGTCGTGGCTGAATTGTCGCAATGGATTATTCAGGACTTTCGGCAGAATAGCGTCTTAGACCGCATGAAAGCGGGCAAGTACCCGACTGGTGTGATTGCATACAATACGGCTCAACCGCTCGATAGGGGAATTAAATTTACCCGTAGGAAGAATGATGACTACGGATTGTTAGTTATTCCATATGTCAAAGTATTAGTCAATAACTCAGGGTTAAATACCATAACAATAACCGACAATATCGGGCAGGTGAAGAGCGTTAATTTTACAGCAGTTGCAGGCATTCCAACCGAGGTAAATGTTGACTTCATTACCGATGGAGGCGAGGCGTATCTGACCTTGGATAACGCAAGTCTTGCCACTGCTGAATTGAAGGTCGGAGGTTGTTGCAATCGACCTTACAACGAATCGAATGTCGGCTTATGGCGTGTGTCTGGTTGGGACGGGTCAGGCGAAGTCGATAATACTTTTGGCTTCATTGCAGAGGCTCAATATCAATGCGACCAAAGCCAGATTGCTTGTATCTTCCGTAATAGCGTATCATTCCAGCAGGCGTGCTTATATCGGTTGGGTGTGGACTTATTGGACGAGTTGATTAATACGGTTCGGGCAAACTCCAAGACCATTCACAATAAAGAAGAAAAAATAGAACTGCGTGCTAAGTTTGAAAACGACTATGAACGCAGGATGGAAATACTACGGGTAGAGGCACGCACAATGCTATCACGCCCCAGAACGAATTGCATCGCTTGTAATGGTACAAGGTATGCAGAAACTCAAAGACAATCTAAAGGATATTACAGATGATTAATCCAATGCTTCCGATGTATGCAGGTTGTTCAACTTGCGGTGGGTCAAGACCACAACCAAGACCAAGTACGGGTCGTCCTGCACCAAGACCGGGTACAGTCAGAATTCCCGGCATCAAACGCTAAGTTATGGGCAAGATTAAACCAAGTACAGCAAAGGGCAAGAAGTGGTCTGTCGAGGTTGGTGGTAAAGTATATCATGCCGGCGATGATAACGCTAAGGTAAGCCTCGGAACGCCTCGTGGTGATGCGTATTGTGCGAGGTCATTAAAGATACCCGGTTCAGGCGTACCGAATAAACTTGCTCGGCAGATGTGGGGTTGTGTTGGTAGTAAATCGGTGGCG